CTTATCCTCTAATAAATAAGCGTAGTTTGTTTTTTATAGTGTATTACTAATTAAATATAATGTAGTTTAAATTTTATTTTGAAAATAAAATTATGTTTATATTATTATTTAATAATATATTATTTCATACTTATAATAACTTTATTTTTTAATTCTTGTAAATCAAAAAAATAGTTTAAATGTTTATTAGGGTCTAACTTTGTAACTAAAGTTAAACTACCAATTGGTTTTTTTTCTTTACCAAAATTTTTTGTAATTACAAATGTTTTATAAATTAAAAAATCAGGAATATCTTTAGGTGGTTTATAATCAAATGATGATTTAGAGTCATTACCTAATAATGTTCCTTTTACAGTACTAAATTTTACAAAATATTCTTTGTTTAAACCAGAATTACAAGCAATATTAGTGCTATATCCATAATATAAACAAGCAATAACATGGTTAATAATATCTTCAGGTGTTTTGGTAGGTGTTGTTGGTACCAGTTTGTTTCTTTCTTTAAATTGATTTAATGTAAAAAAATCCATATACTTAACTCTACGCATAGCATTTAACTTATCATTTGGATTAGTATATGTTTTTCCACCTTTCATCGTTTTAAAAATCTTTTTATACTTATTTATAGTCATTATTTCATTATTTAATTTGCTTGATGTTCGCTTTGTCTTGATTTGTCTATTAAAGATATTTTTGGTTTTTTTATTTATAAAAGCATTTCCTGAGTTAGTAGATTTAGAGTAAAATCCTCCAACATAGTTATTATTTTTAGTAAATAAATAATGCTTTGTTTTGCTATTGTAAAAAGTTGCTTTATTAGCTGTTCTAGTTTCATTTTTATTATATAATAAGTTTTTATTATTTAATTTAAATCCTCCATTCATAGTAAATTTACCAATATTTTTAAATTGTTGTAATTTTGAAAATTCTTCTAATTTATATTTTTTAGTTTTTGAATCTTGTTTTGTAATTAATTCTCTTAATTTAATATTAGTGTTTTTAATTTCAAGAAGGAGTTTATTATTTAAATAATTATTTTTTGTAAAAGCAAATGGATCTTTAGCATTTAAATAATTATTAACAATAATTAATAATGTAATATGGTCGCTTTCACTATAAATTAAATTATTTATAGTTTTATTATAATGTTCAAGTTTTAATTTATTTTGTTTGTCTTCATCTGGTAATTCTATAATTATATCACTTAAATTAACTACATGATGTAAAATTGCTCCTAAAATAATAGTATATTCTATACAATTAAAAAAATGACCACAAATAATCATTTTTGCAATTTTAATATCAAATTTATCAAATCCATCACTACATATTAAACCTAAACTAGATAAATCACCATTAGGGTCTATAAAATCCATTTCTTTAAGATTAGAATATGCTACTTTAACATAATCTTTAAAATGTCCAAAAGGTTCTATCATATTTTTTACGAAGTTTAATGTTTTTTGTATATTGTTTTCATTTTCTCTTAATTTAAGTAAGTTTAATAAATTTTTTGTAAAATCTTCTTCTAATATTTTAGGTTGTGTAAATTCATTAAAATTATCAAATTGGTCTTTTGAATATAATTGAATACATTCACCTTCACATGTGCGTCCTGTTCTACCACATCGTTGGCCAATATTTGCTTGTGTAATGTAATTCTTACCATTAACAAAACAATAACGTGTAGCATCAAAAGATGTTGTATAAGCAATACCTGAATCAATAATATATTTTAAATTACCTTTAAATGTAATACTACTTTCAGCCATAGGAGTAGCAATAATAATTTTTCTAGCATAACCTTTTGGCACATCCTCTCCAGTAGCATTATTAATTTCTGATTTATCTGTTTTACTCGTTAGTTTATAAACCATAGGTTTATTATCATTATGAAAAATTTTTATATTATTATTAATTTTTTTTATTAATGTTTTAATATCACTTTCACTTGCTAAAAAAATTAAAATATTACCAATTTTATCATCAGCATCTTTAGAATCTTCAATCTTTTTCATAATTTCTAATACTTTATCATAAGCCATCATACTTATGCCTATCGCATTACTAGGACCTTTTTTTGTTTGTAATTTATGAACTATAGGATATGTTGTTTCAGCCTCAGGTAATGAATAAATTGAATAATCATAACCGTATCCTATCCTTTTAAAATAATCTTCAAAAATAGAAATATCCATCGTTGCACTCATAAAAATAATTTTAAAATCAGGTCTTTTTTTTAAAATATTTACCACTAAAGAAATTACAGTATCAATATCTAAAGAACGTTCATGAACTTCATCAATAACAATACCTCCATAATCTTCTAAATAGGGGTCTGATCCAGTAATCATTCCTTTAACACTACCATCAGTTGTAAATAATAATTTTGTTGTTCTTTTATCAAAATGTTGTTTATCATCTCCGTGTTTATAACCTACAATTTTTAAACCTGTAGGATATTTACCATTATATTCATTATTAGTATTATTTTTATCTATTAGTGTATCACCTTTATCATCTAAATGAAATAATGGTACATCTAATAAAATTGAAGCCCATTCACCATGACTTGATGTAGTTTCTTGACGTGGTGTTGTAACAATAATTTTTTTTTCATAACCAAAATAATGTAGTAATAATTTAGGAATAATAACTGTTTTACCAACACCAGTAGGTAAGCTAACAATTAAAATTTTATTATTATGTATTTTTTTTAATATTTTTATTCTATCTGTATATGCTGTTAATAAAGACCACCCTTTTGGTTCTTTAGATAATGCTTTTGTAGCATATATTTTAGAATAAGGTTTATTTGTTAATGGATTTGGATATTTACCTTCAGGGTCAAATAAACCATCACTACGTATTTTAAATGTACTCATTTATTATTTGTTTTATTAGTCTTATACTTAAATAAACGAACGTATTTATAAATTGATAAAGCCAAAAAAAGCTTTTAAAAGCCTTGAACTTATTTGACGGTTATTATATTTAAAGTAGATATTTATTTTTAATTATTTAATTAAATTAAATAATTAATTTCAAACTCTATTTTAATATTACAATAAAATATATACTATATAATAACTGTTAAGTTCTTTTATTAATCTATATTAATACCTCTTCTATAACGTTCAGGTATTAAATAATAATATAAATATAATTTTATTTTTGAAATAAAATATAAAATACATACTTATATCATTATAAAAAACTAAACTAAACTCATTTATTTAAGGATAAGCACATTATAATAAAAATAAAAATTAAATTAATATAAATACTAATTTAATATGTTTTTTTAACATTTATATTTAATGAATTTTTTTTTCTTATTTTTGTAATATCAACTTCGTCAGACTCTTGATTTTGTTCTGTATAATTATTACTATGATGTTGCCAAAATTCAGGAGCACCCATTTTAAAAGGTTGATGATTATCAGCCTTATACCAATATACCATATCTTCTAATTTATTACTTTTACAGGTATTATCTATGACTAAACATTCATAATTTTCAGTACATTGGTTCATAACTTGACAGAATATTTCAAAGGTAGGAAACATACCCGCATAATGTTCATATAAACGTTTGCGATTTGAAACATAATTTTCACGAAGAATAAATACATAATCTACATTACCTCTTAATGCGGGTGGAATACCTAACGAGAACTGCATAGTAATTAAAAATAAGAGTTTAAAATGCCTACCATTCATAAATATTTGTTTAATAGTTGTATCTTTAATCCAATTATTAGCATCATACATTAAATCATCTAGAATTAAATAAGCAAAAGGGTCAATATTACTTCTACCATACATTACTTCTTGTTGTTTCATTTTACTAACTACTATTTTTTGTCTCTTTACTAAATTTGCTACTATTTCAGGACTAAATTCTTCGTGTATAAAAAGACTAGGCATTAAATCACCATAAAACCTATTAGAACCTTCAGTTGCTGATATAACAGTTCCTATTGGAATATCACGCTTATAATATAATAAATCTTTTACTAAAAAACTTTTACCTGTATTACGTTTACCAATCATAACCACAATACTACCATTTCCAATTTTACTCATATCAAATTTTTTTAAATTTAAATTTGCCATTTTTATAGTTATTTTAATATAGTTAGTTTTTATTAATTTTTATTAATTTTTATTAGTATTTGGTAGTTTTTATTAGTTTTTATTAGTTTTATTAATGTTTTATTATATTTAATACTAATATTTTAATATATTGTTTATATTGTATATTAAACGTAACAATAATTAAAATACAAAAAAATAATTAAGTAAATAACAATAAATTCATTAACTAAATAACACTATTCATTAACTAAATAACAATTAATTTAATAATAATTAATTTAATAAATCATCTAAATTTGGGGTTGTCATATTTAATATAATTGTTTCTTTAGGAGTATCATTTTTAGAGTCTATAGATGGAGTATATGTATTTGGTTTTTTATACGTTGTTGTAGTTTTATATTTACCAATATTTTTATAATAATTTTGCTCTTTATTTGATTCACTTAATAATGGATTATCATTATATAATCCTTGTATATTAGTATAAAATTTAGCATCTATATTTTCGGTAAAGACTTTACTCATTTTCTTTTCACACGATAAACAAATACCTTTTTTTTTACGTGGGTTATTAAATTTAACTAATGGAAAGCCACACTTTTCACATTTAAATATAATTTCTTTTTCTTTTTTTTTAAATATATCTAGACCATACATACATAAATAACAATTACCACATATTAATTCTAAATTAAAACTTGATAAATCATTTTGTATATTGTTTTTTCGATGTAGAATAAGTTGGATTGGATTATCTATCCATACGTTTTTAACTTTACATTTTTTAGTAGAACAACAATAATCTGTAATAAGTTTATGTTTTAATAATAAACAAATAACTGCTACATCATTTGTAAATGAAGAGTTTTTAATAAGAATTTTTTTAAAATATAAATCTTTAGTATAAAAATCTATTGTTTCTTCATTAAATTCAAAATTTTGCTCTTTTTTTGTTAATTTAATCTCTTTTTTTTCTATTTTCTCACCTTTTTTAGGTTCTTTAGGTTCTTTAGGTTCTTTAGGTTCTTTAGGTTCTTTAGGTTCTTTAGGTTCTTTAGTTTCCTTAGTTTCTTTAGGTTCTTTAGGTTCTTTAGGTTCTTTAGGTTCCTTAGTTTCTTTAGGTTCTTTAGGTTCTTTAGGTTCTTTAGGTTCTTTAGGTTCTTTAGTTTCTTTAGTTTCTTCTACAATAATTCCTTTTTTTTTAGAAGTCTTTACTTGGATCTTTTTACGTTTAGTTTTACTATTTTTACTAGTCATATTAATATTATCATTATCATTATCATCATCATCACTATCAGCATCTCTTGTATTTACACTATTATTAGTTGAAATTAATGATTCAAATGTAGTTGAGATTGGAATTAAATTATTTATAATAGATGTTTTTTTTTTATTATCATAATTACAATTATCATTACTATCACTATCCATATCAATAATTACATTGTTCTTTTCATTATCATTATTAACATCATCATAACTATAATCATCATAATCAAAATACTCACTATTGTTATCACTATTGTATTCATATTCAAAATCAGACATTTTTAAATTTTAATTATAATATTATTTTTTATGTTATAATTATTAATTTTTTAAATCAATTTTAATATTAATTAAAAATCAATTTTAAAGTAATAAAAAATAATTAATATAAAACTAACACACTATAGTGGGCTTATCATCTAATAAATAAGAGTGGTTTATTTTTTTATAGTGTATTTCTAATTAAATATAATGTATTTAAATTTTATTTTTAAAATAAAATTATATTTATATTATTATTTAATACTATATTATTTTAAAATTTATTTATAATTTATTAATAGCACTAAAATAAAATACTTAATAAAAAATTGATTTTTAAATTATATATATATATATATATATATATGTATCATTAATAAGAAAATAGTATATCTATAAACTATAAAAATGGTTTCTGTAGTTAATAATGATAATCAAAATCAAAATGAACAACAACTTATATTAGATAATTTTCTTAATTTTTTCAATAAAAATAATAATTTAAAACAATGGGTTAAAAATTTTGATGAACCAAATGGATTTATGTTTACTGAAGCATATGAAATTAATATAATTTGTAATGCGTGCGATCCAAATGCAAAACTTGATAGTAGTATTGTTTGGTTTTTGCGAAAATGTCAAACTATTTTTAAAAATGAATAAACTAAACTATTAATTAAAATAAATATTAATTAATATAATGTAAATAATAATAAAAATTTATTATATTTTTTTATTTTGTTTAACAATAATATATTTTATAAAAAAGTAAAATAAATAAAATAAGTATAACAAATCAACAAACTCAAAAATACACTAACAAACTACACTTATTTATTTGAGGATAAGCCCATTATAATTTAAATGAGGCATATTAGGACTAAGTTGCCATATCATATACGCACATTTTTCTGGTGTTTCTGCTTTTGACCCTGGTGTATCTACTTCTATAATTCGTGTTGGATTAAATTGTTTATAATAACTTACAATATCAAGATTTTGTGTTGTTAAAGATAAATAAGTAATTTTTAATTTTTCATAATTGTTTTTAGCATCATCTAGAATAAGTTTCATAAGTTTTTTACCTAAGCCTGTTCCTGCTTTAGAACATAGTTTATGAATAAACATAAATCCACCATCTTTAGAATATAATTTAGTTGATATATAAGCAATGACCTCTTTATTATTATGAATATATAAAATTCTATAATGTTTATCTTTTTTTAATGCTTTCATATCTTTTAATAGTGATTTTCTAATTTTATAACATTTACCATCTACGGTTTGTCCTTTACATAAATCTGGTGAGTTGTTTATTAGAGATTTAAAATGTGTATAACTAGTATTATCTATAACTTCAGATAAAGTATAGTTTCTATTAGTATTATTTATTATTTTTTTATTTATTATAGTAGATTTATTATGTTTAGTCCTTTTCTTTTTGGTTTTATTAGTAATTCCTTTAGTTTTATTAGTGTTTTTAAAATTCTTTCTAGATACACTATTTTGTTTCATATTTATTTTATTTTTTATTTTTATTTATGTATATATATATATAATTTATTTATATATAATTTATTTATTTAATAATTTATATTTTATATTTTTATATTTTCTAAAAATAAGTTATAAAATATAAATATTAGAATAAGCCTAATAGTCATTATAAAAATTAGAATAGACTATACTAAATTTGCTAATGAAACAGAATATAGAGATTTTTAGTATAAAGATATAGATACTATTACTGATGACTGTGAAAATGAAATACACTATAAAAATAATAATCTTGATGAATTTTTTGAATATATTCAAATTAATAAAACAGATTTTTGTGATTTTTTAAATGAATGTGAATCATTTTTAAATTATTAAATATAAAAAAAATATAATAAATTAAATTTATATATATTTATATTAACCATTTTATCTTTTTTTAACGATTTTTGTTATAATCAGCAGTGTAAGCATCCATTGAATCATTGAACGCTTTTTCTCGCGCACTACAATAATCACATTTACAAACACATTCAAAATATGTGCCAGCAATATATGACATACCATATGACCTATAATTTATAGTACGTAGTTGGTTGTGTTTACTACAGGTGTTTTCACACGAGTTAGATTTTTTGTTAGATGCATTTGAGTCTGTATTTTCCATTTCTGTGAATGAATATACAAATATTCAATTATTGTTTTTAATATTAAAACATATATATATATATATCAATTTTTTTCTATTTTTTCTATTTTTTCTATTTTTTCTACTTTTTCTACTTTTTTAATTTATTTTTATTCTTAAAATATTAATGTTAATATTTTAATTTAAAAACTATTAATATTAATATTTTTATAAAACTAATTTTAATAATAAAATTAAAATTAACATTAAAGTTAAAATAAATTATAAAGTAAAAAATGTCTTATTTAATATCATCTTTTAAAAAATCAATGCCATACATTAAATTTTTTGATGTATCTATGCGAGATGGATTACAATCCCTACCTCATACATACACATTAAAACATAAAAAAATAATGTTAGATAGAATAATAGATACCTATAAACCCGATTCTTTAGAAATTGGTTCATTAGTATCACCAAAATTTTTACCACAAATGAAAGATTCACACGAATTATATAAACACGCTACTAACCATTATATAAAAAAAAATAATTTATATAATCCACTATTTTACTTATTAGTTCCACCTACTGAAAAACATTTAGAAATGGCAGCAAATTTAAATGTTAAAAATATTTCAATTATGTCATCTGTTTCTAATAAATTTCAAAAAAAAAATGTTAGATTATCACTTTATGAAACACGTACTAATATTATAAAAGCAGTAAATAAATCTAATAATTTAATAAATCAAAATAATTTTAATAATGTAAAAGTATATATTTCTTGTATATCACATTGTCCTATTTCAGGTCAAATTGATAATGATATCATTGTAAATGAATTATATGAATATTTAAATATTGATGCTATTGATGAAGTATGTATATCTGATACGTGTGGTAAAATGAGTTTCAGTGACTTTAAACATATTATTGATTATTTGAGTATTGATATGAAACATAATTTAAGTAAAGTAAGCCTACATTTACATTGTAATGATAGTTTAAATTATTAGGCATATCCTTAAATAAACAGGTGTGTTTATTAAATGATAAACCTAAAAGAGCTTTTTAAAGCCTTGAACTTATTTGACGGTTTTTATATTTAAAGTAGATATTTATTTTTAATTATTTAATTAAATTAAATAATTAATTTCAAACTATATTTTAATGTTACATTAAAATATATACTATATAATAACGGTTAAGTTCTTTTATTCTTGACTTGCGTCCTAGTATATGTGGTGTTCCTTCTGTCAAATT